ATCTGGGGCCTTCCCGACTGCGCCCGCTGGCGGTGATGTGCTGATCGACGCGCTTTACAGCCTCAAAGCCCCGTATCGCGCGAACGCCAACTGGTTTATGAACCGCACCACGTTTGCGGCGGTTCGCAAGCTGAAAGACAGCGACGGGGCCTATATCTGGGCACCTGGCCTTGCGGTTGGCCAGCCTGCTACGATCCTCGGGACCGGCCTTGCGTCGTTCGAGGATATGCCGAACATCGGCGCAGGTTCGCTTTCCATCGCGGTCGGCGACATGCGCGCGGCGTATCAGATCGTAGACCGCATGGGCATCCGCATCCTGCGCGATCCGTTTACCGCCAAGCCGAATATCCTGTTTTATACGACCAAGCGGGTCGGCGGCGACGTGGTAAACTTTGAGGCTTTGAAGGTCATCCGCTTCAACACCTGACGACTGACGGGGCGGTGATCCTGCCGCCCCGCTTACACACGCAAAAGGAGTTAAGCCATGCGTGACGGAATCTCTACTATCCAAAAGGTGCGCGGCGCTGCGCAGACGCTTTCGGGCACTACGCCAAACAACAGCGCGGCTATCGACGTGCGCGGGTTCGGCAAGGTTTCGATCTATCTGGAAACCGGGGCGATCACAGACGCGGGCACGGCTGCGGGCTTTGCGATGAAGCTGCAAGACAGCGATACGCTTGTCGGGGCCAGCTTTACCGATGTGGCGGCGGCGCAGGTTCTGAACGGGCCGACTGTGACCGTGACGAGCGACACGGATGATGATGTGACGGCGGGCGTTGTCGGCTACCTCGGGTCCAAGCGATATGTCCGGGCGGTGTTTACCGGCACGACCGGCACCAACGCGGTTGTTTCGCTGGACGTGATCCTTGGCAACCCCCACCGCGCGCCGTGCGCCCCAATCGGCGCGACCGTGGCGACTACCTGACTTTCGGTGTGGGGCGGCGCAATCCGCCCCCATCCCAAGGCTAGGAGGCCGATATGAAAGCTGTTTTGCATCAAGACTATCGTTGCGCGCCTGATGGCCACACGACCATTTCCTTCAAGGCTGGCGACGTTCTGACGGGCCGCGCTGCGGTGATGGCGCTAGAGGATGGCGCGGGGTTCAATCCGGTTGAGGAAACCAAAGTGACGCCAGCGCTTGAAAAGAAGCGAGCGCGTAAATGAGCCTGCGCCCCGCCCGGCTTTTGCATGAATATCGCGGGTCGGTCATTGTTGCCCCGCCAACGGTGGAGCCTGTGACGCTGGCAGAGGTCACGGCTTTGCTCTTGATCGACGGCAATGCAGACGATGCGTTGCTTGCTGACATGATCGCGGAGGCGCGCGAATTTATCGAGCATATCTCGGGGCTGGCAATGATCACGCAAGTTTGGCGGTTGTCGCTTGACCATTGGCCGATGACGCGCGGGGCGTGGTGGGATGGCGTGCGGGAAACCGCCATATCTGAATTGACCGGCAGTCACGCCAGCTTGCACTTACCGATCTGGCCATTGCAGGCGGTCAATTCGGTTACGGTATTCAATGCCGCTGGCACGAGTTCGGCAGTTGATGTGGCTGCAACGTTTGACGCTGACACATACCAAAGGCCGGGACGCCTAACCCTGCGAAACGGCGCAACATGGCCGATTGCCTTGCGCGACAGCAACGCGATCCAGATACAGTATTCGGCGGGCTATGGCGGGTCCGGCGTCAATGTCCCTGCGCCTCTACGCCGGGCGGTCAAGCAGATGGTCTCGCATATGTATGCGCATCGCGGCGACGGGTGCGATGCTGGCGACGCCTATGCAGACAGCGGCGCGGCGGCTATCGTGGGCCGTTACAAGGTCATCAAGATATGAAGTGTTGCGCCCTTGTGTCGATTGGCGACCTGCGCACGCCTGTATCGTTCAAGCGGCTCACCACGGCGGCGACAACGGGCACCGGCAACGAGGGCGGCACGTCTATGTCCTTCGCCGTCCTACGGGCCACACGGGCGCAGGTTGTGGCGGCATCAGGCCGCGAGGTGTACGCGGGCGATAGGGTCGAGGCACGGGCAATGTATCGGGTGACATGCCGCTATTTCCCCGGCCTGCTAGAGCGTGATTTGGTTGAGATTGGTGGCGTGGATTACAATATCCGGCGCATTGTGGCCATGAATGACGACAAAAGCATGGGCACTAAATGGCTTGTCGTGGATGCTGAAAGGGGCGTGGCGAAATGACTGTAACCATCACGCCTCAGAATATGCAGGAAGTGCAGAAGGCGTTGCGCGAGCATGGCGAAAAGGCTGTGCGCGCGATTGGCGCTGCGGTGCAGGCATCGGCGCTTGAAATCACAACAGACATCAAGAAGCGGGTGCAGCGCGGCCCGGCGACCGGTCGGACATACACGCGCGGGGCGGTCTCGCATCAGGCATCGGCACCAGGCGAGGCACCGGCGACGGATAGCGGCGGGCTTGCGTCAAGCATTAACTACAGCAAGAAAGCACCGATGACGGCCGAGATTGAAAGCCGGTTGCCGTACGCCACCTATCTAGAGTTCGGCACCTCACGCATTGCCCCGCGCCCGTCCTGGGTTCCGGCTGTTGAAAAGTACTCGCCCAAATTTCAACTGCGCATCACGACTGCCATCGCGAGGCTCACCAGATGACCCCGAATGAAATCAGATCGGCGACATATGCCCGGCTCAATGTGGCGGCGGTTACTGATCTGCTATCGACGCAATACAGGCGATCCGCGATATTCTGGGGGCGCGCGCCTCAGGCAACCGACAGCGGGTCGGATGCGATGTTCCCCTATATCACGATTAGCGCGCCTTCAAATGTCGGCTTTAACACCAAAGACAACACCGGCAATAACGTAATCTTGCAGATTGATATATGGTCGCGCGCACAGGATGGGGCGCTGGAACGGCTGGCGGAAATTGCCAGTGACAGACTGGACCGCGCGCAATGGGCTATCACGGGTTTCATTGCGGCTGAGGTCGAGGCGATGGATTTTATGGACGATCCAGACGGGCGCACGCGGCGGTGCATGATCCGGGTTCGGGTTATCAGCCTGCCCTAGCGCGGTTGGTTGCAATGTGATAAAGTAACGATAGGCCAAATATGGAGGTTTCACCATGGCAGCACTAGCAGGACGCCTCGTGCGTATTCAGATCGCGACTGTTGATGTTGCGGGCGCGCGCGCGGACACACTGACTTTCAATCGCGAGCATATCGACTTCACCGACAAGGATGATGACGGGGTGCGCAAATTGCTTGATGCGATTGGCACGCATTCGGTTTCAATGACTTGTTCGGGGGTCTTGAAGGGTGCAACGCTGATCACATGGGCCGCTGATCCGACTGATGTTTTGAAGGCCATGACGTTCGTCATTGCGGGCATTGGCACGCTTGGCGGCAGCTTCGGAATGACGTCCTTTGCGCCAGGCGGCAATGACGGCGCAGAGGCGGCGACATTCGAGGCGTCGTTTGAAAGCGCGGGCGTCGTTACGTTCACGGCTGCTACCTGATGGTGCATCGTGATAGCCACATAACTTGGCAGGGCGAGGAACATTCATTCTCGCCCAGCTTTCGGTTTCTGCGCAGCATGGATGCAAAGCTGCAAGGCGATCCAGAGCGGCCAACTAACCTGTTCCAGATTGCCTATACCATCCAAAACGGTGGCAAGGAAATCATGGATATTCCTGTGGTCTGGGCGGCGTTCTTGAAAGAGGCTGGCATCGAGGCAACGGAGGATGATTGCTGGGTTGTGGTGTCGTCTGTGGTGTCGGGGTATAGCACTGAATCCCAGAAGGCTGACTATTATTCTTTCGCCAATGCTCTTGCTGGCGCTGTTGCGCCGGGCGTAGAAATGGGAAAGCCACCCGCTCATCAGGCCAGAAAAGTGCCAGACCCGAAACGGAAAAAGACGGCACCCTGACGGGCATTAACTGGGGCGTAATTTATTGCAGGGCCGTTGCCGATATGAAGATTGCACCCTCTGAGTTTTGGGCAATGACGATTTCGGAGTTCATTCATCTTCTGGAATGGACGCGGCCAAGGCAGGAAGGCGACTATGCCGGAAGCCTAAATAAAGGCGACGTTGACGAACTTCGGGAATGGATGGATAGCTGGTAATGTCACTGCCCCCACTAATCCAGGTAATCACTGCTGACGCTTCGCAATTCGACAATGCTCTTAGCAGGTCTGTTCGTGGAATAAAGAAGTTTGCGGCGGCTGGCGCTATAGCTGTAGGTGCAGTATCGGCAGCGCTTGTCGTGCTGACAAAAAACAGCCTGCAAACCATCGACGCACAGGCAAAACTTGCAAGG